TGGAGATTTATTCCAAGATACAATTAGAGCAGTTAAAGAAGCTCACCCTAAAGGAGCATAAGATGGTAAACATTTTATTTACAATGTTAAAAGAAGTCTTCTTGTCGTTGATTGCTAAGGTTGCCTTCAAAGTAGTTTTAGAACGATTTGCAACACGTTTAGTTATCTACGGATTAGAGAAACTTAAAAATTACTCTACCAATGATGTAGTAGATGAAACTGTTCAAGACGTTATCAGTCAACTGAAAGGTAAGAAATTAAAAGTAGTTGAAGAACTAGGAGACTAATATGTCACAAGAGTCACCTTAGCTTTCTTTATGGACGTACCACAGACGATACTTCAGATGTTACAGAACTTACTTATGACATCTTTTGTTTTCTACTTCGGTGCAAGAACTATAGAGAAAATTACATCAATGGTAAATAAAAATTAGAAAGGATTTCATATGTCTTATGTAAGGGAGGACAGAGGAGAAGACGACAATCGCATAAGACGTATTGAAGATGCAGTTGTTAAGCTAGAGAAAGATTTGGCTGTTATGTCAAAAGCCATTACAGACATGTCTGAATCTGTAAAGATACTAGCAGATATGAGGATAGAGACTCAGTTGTTAAAACAAGACTATGAGCACTCAAAACGAGAATGTGACTCTGCTGTTTCTGAGATAAAGAAAAATGTTATAGAAATCCAAGGCACATTAATACAACTCGAAAAAGCACAGCAGAAAAACGCTATTGCTGCTTCGATAGCAGGTAAGATTGCTTGGGCATTAACGTCTGCCTCAATAACAGGTGTTGTTGCACTAGGTTTTTATTTTTTAAGGTAAGTGGTTATGAAATACTTCAAGATAGAAGAGTTTGATTGTAAAGAGACTGGAGAGAATGAGATGGATGAAGAGTTTCTTGAAAGGTTAGATACCCTTAGAGAGCTTTGTGGTTTCCCTTTCAAGATTACATCTGGATACCGTTCACCAAAACATTCAATCGAGGCTGCTAAGAAAAAACCCGGAAAACATTCAGAAGGTATTGCTTCTGATATTTACATACCTAATTCAAAACAAAGGTATTTAATCGTAGAAGGGGCTACTTTTCTTGGGTTTAACGGTATTGGTATAGCAGATAATTTTGTTCACGTAGACACAAGGAAGACAACACCAGTTATTTGGACATACTAAGGGATTTATATGGCAACTAAAGCACAATTAGAAGAACTAAAACAGTTGTGTGAAAACGACCTGTATACATTCGCTCAATGGGTGAATCCTGGTAGGGTTTATGGACAACTGCATAAGGAAATGTTTGACTTCATTACAAAAGAAGACGCAACACCTAACCAGTTATTGTTGATACCACGTGCTCACATGAAGAGCCACGTAATAGCTGTCTGGGCTGCTTGGTGGATAACAAAAAACCCAGAGACAACAATATTGTACCTCTCTGCTACAGCCACTCTAGCAGAGGCTCAGTTATATACTATTAAGAACATACTGACTTCAAAACAATACTCTCAATTATGGCCTGAGATGATTAATAAAGAAGAAGGTAAGAGAGAGGTTTGGAGAACAAATGCTATTTCTGTTGACCATCCTAAACGTAAAGAAGAAGGTGTTCGAGACTATACAGTTGTTACTGCTGGTATCACTACTAATACTACTGGTCTTCACGCTGATGTTATTATTCCCGATGATGTTGTTGTTCCTGATAATGCTTTTACCGAAGATGGTAGAGGTAAAGTTGCAAGAGCTATGTCTCAAATGGCTTCCATCAAGAACACAGGTGGGATAACTAAAGCAGTTGGCACAAGGTATCACCCTAAAGACCAATATAACACATGGCTTAACCAGAAGATGAAAGTCTTTGATGAAAATGATGAAATCGTTGGAGAAGAAGCTGTATGGGAAGTTATGGAGAAAGTGGTTGAAGAGAACGGACAGTTCTTATGGCCTAGAACCCAAAGGGAAGATGGTAAGTGGTTTGGTTTTAATAGGAGAGAGCTCTCTAGGATTGAGGCTGAGTACACAGATAGAGCACAGTTCTTTTCTCAATACTACAACAACCCTAATGACCCATCTAACGACAGGATTAGCAGAGATAAGTTCCAATACTACGAACCTAGGTTCTTGAAATCTGTTGGAGGTATCTGGGAAATGTCGGGTAAGAGGTTAAATGTTTATGCCTCTATTGACTTTGCATTCTCTCTTGGGAAGAAAGCAGACAGTACAGCTATTGTTGTTATTGGGATAAACTCAGAAGGTCAAATATACATTTTAGATATAGACAGATTTAAGGCTGATAAGATTAGCACTTACTTTGAGCATCTAGCCCAGTTACATGATAAATGGAACTTTAGGAAACTTCGTGCTGAGGTGTCTGTTGCACAGGCTCTTATTGTAAGAGACCTTAAGGACATGATTACAAAGAATGGTATGGTTTTGTCTATTGATGAATTTAGACCATCACGTAATGAAGGAACTAAGGAAGAGCGTATTGCTGCTGCATTAGAACACAAATATGAAAACAGTGCTATATGGCACTACAGAGGTGGTTATACAAACATACTTGAAGACGAGCTTGTAATGAATAACCCACCACATGACGATATAAAGGATGCATTGGCTAGTGCTGTAGAGATTGCAGTTAAACCAATGCAAAGAAGCAGAGCCAGGGATAGTAATATTATCCAGATGGGCGGTGGCAGATTTGGTGCATTTGGATAAAGGATAATATATGTTTACATTAGAGCAGGAGTCATTAGCTACACTGGTGGCCTCTAAGTTTGACGAGTACAAAGGGTATCGTAGCAAGAGAGAAGGTGAGTGGGAAGAACTAAGAAAATATCTATTCGCAACATCTACAAGAGATACAACAAATAATAAGTTACCTTGGAGGAACTCGACAACAAGACCAAAGCTTACTCAGATTAGGGATAACCTTCACGCTAACTATATGGCTGCTGAGTTCTCTTCTGATGAATGGTTAGAGTTCCAACCAGGAGATGAAACAAGTTCCTCTACTGATAAGGTACAAGCTGCTGAGAAGTATATGTACAGTAAGACACAGCAAGTGGATTTTGAGTCTTTTATCAGCCAAGCACTCCTTGATTGGATTGATTATGGCATGGTATTTGCTGGGTTGTCTTGGGCAAGAGAGTCTTACACAGACATACAAGGTGAAGAGGTTATTAAATATGTTGGAGCTAAACCTTATAGGATTTCCCCATATGATATTGTTTTTGACCCAACGGCAGAAGATTTTAAGAAAACACCTAAGATTATCCGTAAGGTTAAGACATTAGGTTCTCTTATTTTAGAGTCAGAACAAAACCCAGACATGGCTTTCGTCAAAGACCACCTAGACAAGATTAAAGCTGCTAGGGGTGTTAAGTATGACCTAAGAAAGAACCGAGGGTTTGAGGTTGATGGTTTTGGTAGTATCCAGAACTACATGGACTCTGGTATGGTAGAACTGCTTGAATACACAGGCGACCTCTATAACGCAACAACTGGGGAAGTTCTGCAGAATAGGCGTATTGTTGTTATTGATAGAGCACACGTTGTTCTCAATGAGCCCATCAAATCTTGGAATGGTTCTTCATATATCTATAGTTCTGGTTGGAGGAAGAGACCAGATAACCTTTGGTCTATGGGTTGCCTAGATAACCTAGTAGGTATGCAATACAGGATTGACCATCTTGAGAACTTAAAAGCAGATGTATTCGATATGGTTGCTTTCCCAATTACAATTGAGAAGGGCGATTTAGAGTTCGATGGGTACTACCCTGGTGCTAGAGCTTATTTGTCTGATGAAGCTGACCTAGGTGTTCTTAAAGTAGATTCTCAAGCTCTTAATGCTGACATACAAATAGCACAGCTAGAGCAGTCTATGGAGGAAATGGCAGGAGCACCTAAAAGTGCTATGGGTCTCAGAACTCCTGGTGAGAAAACAGCCTTTGAGGTTAACTCGCTAGATGCAGCAGCTAATAGAATCTTCCTAAACAAAGTCGCTCAGTTCGAGAAAGAGTTCTTAGAACCAATGCTCAATGACTGGTTAGAGATGTCTAGGAGAATGTTAGATGGTGTTGATGTAATTAAGTCCTTCGATACAGAACTTGGAATTGAGTCTTTCATTGAGATTACTAGGGATGATTTAACGTCTAAGGGGAAACTTAAAGCTAGAGGTGCAAGACACTTAGCTTACCGTAACCAGAGGATACAAGAACTCACCACATATAATAACTCTATCCTACAAGACCCGGGTGTAAGGTCACATATTTCTTCTAAAAAGATTGCCAAACTTACATCTGAACTTATGGGAGAGGAAGGGTTATATGGAGATAACATTCAAGTAGTTGAACAGCTAGAGACCCAGAAAATGATGCAGCTTGCACAGAACCAACTAGAAGAGGATTCTATGGCTGCTGCTCAGATACAGGAGACTGCTTGATGAACAATAAGTACAAGACTGTTGGCTGTGACAATGAAACGTACAAGATTGTCATGGCAGAGTCAAAAAGGTTTAGAGAGCTGCTTGCTAAGGTATTAGAGGCAGACCTAAAAAACGTCCTTGAAATTGTTGAGTCAGACTACGACTCTCCCTCTTGGGCACATAAGCAAGCACACCGTAATGGTAAAGAAGAAAATATCAGAACGGTCTTAAAGTTATTAGAATAGGAGACAAGACAAAAATGTCCGAGTTTTTAAACGGAGCAGACAATACTCCACCAAAAGAAGAAAACCCACAACCACAAGTACAGGCAGACCAGCCATTCTTTGTTCAAGGGGAAAGGGTATTTAAGACACCAGAAGAAGTTGCAACCAAGCTAGAATCTGCTGATTTATTTATTGAACAGCTAAAGCAGGAGAATGCTCAATATCGTTCTCAACTAGAAGAATCTAAAAAGGTAAGTGACGTACTTGATGCTCTTAATAACAAAGAACCTCAACAAGAAACACAACCAGTAGTTCAAGGGGAACATACTACCCCTGTGGATGAACAAAGTGTCGAAGAGATGGTTCAGCAAGCTTTAGTTAATTCTAAGGCTAAAGAACAGGCAGATGCTAATTTTGCAGATGCTCAGAAAGCTTTCACAGGAAAGTTTGGTGAAAAGTCACAAGAAGTTTACAACAAAACTTTAGAGAGCCTAGGAATGTCAGATGCAGTTGCTACTGAACTTTCAAGGACTTCTCCAGAAGCGTTTAAAAAACTTTTTGTTGGTGCTGACCAAGTAGCCTCCACAGGCTCAGTTGCCAGTTCTGCTGGAGTTAATACAGCAGCTTTAAGCACTAAACCACAAGACCCTGTTAAGGTTCATCAAATCAAAGATAAGGGTGCTCGTATGGAAGAAATCAAAAGACGAATCCAACAGGCATCAGAAAAATATCGTAACGGCACATTATAAAGGAGAATTTAAATGGCTGGTAATACTACAACAAATGGCGGTGCTTTCACTAATGATGGTACTATTGCAAACAACAGTCCAGTAGTTCGTGCTGCTGTATACTCAGCAATGATGCAGGAAGAAATCTTAGATGGTTTCCTTCCAGAAGGTCTTGCACGCGATGTATCTGAATTCGGAGATGGTTCTCAAATCATCATCCCTCAGTTAGGTAACGTATCAACTATTGACTTCACAGAAGATACAACTAAAGGTGCAGGTCAGGTTGTTGACATTTCAAAGAATACACTAACAATCCAGAAGTATCGTGGAGCTAAGACTTACATCACTGATGAATTGAAAGAAGATTCTTATCAAGCTATGGCTATTGAAGCTGCTATGCCTCGTAAGCATTTACGTGCTTTACGTGAAGATTATGAGACAGATATGCTTTCACAGCAGTCTAAGCAGATTTCTGCTACAGCATCTTTCCAAGCTGGTGCTTATGGTGAAGGTTTAACTAATGATGAACGTTGTGTTATCAATGGTGTTCCTCACCGTTGGGCTGCTGGCGGTACAAACACTACTTTAGCACTTGCTGATTTCGCTGCTGCTAAACTTGCTTTAGATAAAGCTAATGTTCCTGCAGAAGGCCGTATCGCTATCGTAGACCCTGTTGCAGAAGCTACACTTAACAACCTAATTGGTGCTCAAGGCTTTGCTCCTGTAGCACAGTGGTCAGCCTTACTTGAGACTGGTTTTGCACAGAACAACCGCTTCCTAGCTAACATCTATGGTTTTGATGTTTACATCTCTAACTATAATGCTACTCTAGGTGCTGCTGACACAGACTTACGTACCTTCGATGAAGCGTATGCTGGTGTTGTTGGTACTCCTGTGGAAGTAACAGGTCTTAAGACTGCATTGTTTATGTGTGTTGCTGATGATGAAGTAACTCCTATTATGTCTGCTTGGAGACGTATGCCGAAGATGGAAGGAGACCGTGAGGTTGACTTATTCCGTGATGTGTTCTACTCAAGTGCACGTTGGGGGTTCGGGATTCAACGTCCAGAGTCATTAGTAGTAATTGCTCACTCAGCTACTGCATTTAAGTAATAGCTAGTTAGTAGTTTGGAGGGCTTCTTTATAGGAGTCCTCTTTAATATTAATTGGAGGTTACATGACAACTAAAACCACTACCAAGGCTACGACAACAAAGCCTAAAAGGGTAAGCCCAACAAAGGGCACAAAGAAAGAAATTAAGATTCTACCAGCAGGTGCTTACTGGTACATGAAGTATGAAGGTGGTGGACAGCTTCCTGGAAGCCTTGTAGGTATCTTCACATCGTACGGAGAAGCAGAAGCCAGGCTAGATGTTTTTAAAGGGAGTAAGAAATAATGGCAAACCATGCAGATTTACCTTCTAGTGAATGGCATCCAGCATACCCACCAGGGGCTGATGTAGCAGCATCAGGAGACGTATTCTTGTCAGATGGTGTTGGTGCAGGCTCATGGTCTTCTTTATCATCATTAATTGATGCAGAGAAAGCCTATGCACAAATATCTTCTAATAGTCAAACATTGTCTGTACCACAAGCTACAGATGCTGCACTAAATACAGCAGTTGATTACATTGACCTAACTTCATTGAGTATGTGGGTATCAGATGGTTCTAAAGACATCACAGTTGACAATGTTAACGGTGCTTTCACTTTCACTAAAGCTGGTGTTTACATGTTACATATGTGGATAGACCACTCTGTTGATGGCACATCGAATGCAAACATTGCATTTAAGTTCTCAATCAATGGAACTCTTGCTTCAAATAAGATGGTATCTACATCAGACTTCTCTGGAGATATTAGTAACAGCTCTGCAAGTAGTATTCTATTCACAGTATCTGCAGGAGATGTTGTTAAAGCCCATGTAGCATGTACTGACTCAAGGACATTAACTATTCACTCTGCACACATTAACACTGTGAGGTTGTAATGAAATATACTCTATTAGAGATGGTTCAAAACATCTTGGCCTCTTTAAATGAGGACGAGGTTAACTCAATTGGCGATACTCCAGAAGCTTCACAAGTTTCTGAGATTATCCGAGAAACATATAACAACATTTTGTCACTACAAGAGTGGAAGCATTTACAGAAGAGTTTTAAGCTAGATGCATCAGGTTCTTTGCTCCTACCTACTAAGATGACAACACCAGAAGATATTACAAATATTAACTGGATTAAATATAAAAATAAATCTGATACTTTCATTGAACTTGTTCACCTTACTCCAGAGGAGTTTGTAGAGAAGACAATCATGTATACAGATAATATCATCGAGATGGTTGATGGAGACACAACCTTAAATATTAGGACAGATAAAGAGCCTGAGTTCTGGACAACTTTTGATGACACTGTAATTTACTTTGACAGCTATGACATCTCAAGGCAATCTACAATGATGTCTGATGATACTTTCTGTTATGGCACAAAGAGCCCAGTCTTCTCACTAGAGGACAACTTCATTCCAAACCTTCCTGCAGATGCTTTTAGTTACTTATTATCAGAGGCTAAGTCTATAGCTTTTGTTGAAATTAGCCAACAAGTTAATAGTAAAGCAGAACAGAGTTCACGTAGGGGAAGGTACAGGATGAACTATGCAGATGGTAACTTTAAAAGAACAAGAAGTATACCTAATTATGGGAGAAAATAACTGTGGATTTCCAGTATAACACTTTTGTAAATGGTCTGGTTACAGACATAACTGATGTCAATGCTCCAGAGAACTCTTTAAAAGAAAGTGTTAATATGGACATCAGCTTTGATGGGAGCATCTTTAGAAGAAACTCTTTAAAAAGTGTAGCAGATTTGACAAACCCAGCAGTAAGAAACTTAACAACAAAATACCTATATAAGATTTGGGAGACAGACCTTGGAGATAAGTACAGAGTTATTATACAAATCCAAGAAGAGTCTACTGTTATACAAGCGTATTTTGGCTTCTATGATTATTCTACTAATGCACAAGTCAAGGTTGTTAATAAGCAAGCTTCTAGCTTCGATAGTGTAGATATAACTACAGGTAAGAACTCCTGCTACATAGCTACTGGTACAGACTTATTCTATATAGAGGCGACAAGTTTAGGTGTTATTTCTGACCCAGAGGACATAAGCATCAAGGTAAGAGACTTCTCTGGTATTTCTACTGGATTGTCCCTAACAAATAGGCCACCGAACATTGGTCAACTGTCAGACGACAGAAATGCATATAATATGACAAACTCTGGTTGGGGCGTAACAATCAATGAGTATAGTTCTGGGACTTCTAAGAAAGACTATGAACACTTCTTTGACCACTTCGGGGCTTACCCTAGCAGGGCAGATAGCCCTACATATGCAATCCAAGAGAATCCAGAAGCTTCTGATGAGAAAAGGTTTAGAGCTTCTAACATAGATGCCTCTTACTTGGGTACTTCTGCAGCACCAACTGGTTCTATCTTAGTCCACCTCAATGATGGTCAAGCAACCCTAGATGAAAACAACATACCTTTCTGGCTAAATGCTGTTAGTTTATACAACTTAGGGAAATGTACCTACGATAAGCCAACAACAGTTGTACTGAACTCTGGTAGGTTATTCTTTGCAGGAGTTAAGGGTTCTGTTGAATATGCTTCAACAATCTTCTTTTCAAGAATCTTAACAAACAATAACCTTGCAGGTGAGTGTTACCAAGAAGCTGACCCAACGTCCTCAGAGATTAGTGATTTAGTGGACACAGATGGTGGTTCAATACCAATCCCAGAAGCTAACAATATATTTAAACTAGAGGTTTATAAAGATACATTACTTGTCTTTGCAGATAATGGTGTATGGGCTGTAGCAAGTGGGGCTGATGCAGGGTTCACCGCAACGTCCTATGCTGTATACAAGGTTGGGGATATTACACCACTTTCTGGAAGTATTTCTTTGACAGAGTTTGGTGTAGCCTTTGCATCCAGGGAAGGGGTATTCACCCTACAGCCTGATAAATTTTCTGGAACACTTGTCCCTACAAACATTCTTACAGGGAAAGTTCAAAGACTCTATAACGGTTTAACCAATACACAGAGGGCTTCTTTTAACTTGGTTTATGACTCTTCTAACAAAAGACTTCTAATGTCTTATGAAGATTCAACAGGGAACAGAACAAAGGCTTTAGTTTTTAATGCAATCCTTGGGGCATACTATGAGTATGTTTTTTCAACAAATGAAATAGGGTATATCACAGAGTCCCCTACAACCTTCTATGTGGCCTCTAAAGAGGACGTTCTTGATTCACTAGGGGCATTGGTAACGTCAGGTGGAGAAAGTGTCACAGTGCCTGTCAGATTGTCCCAGAATGTACCTACTAGCGTAGAATTCCTACTGGATACAGTTGCAGGTTTATCTATTGCCACTTTAACAGGTGTTGATTACATTGATGATACTGGTACTTTATTTGACAGTCACTTTATGACAAACCCTTCTGTATTCAAAGACCTCCCTAGAGAGAAGCAGGTATACAGTTTAGTTTGCCAGTTTAAGAAAACTGAGACAGGTTACCTTGAAGATGCTAATGGTGGTATGGTGTTACAGAATCCATCAAGTTGTCTTGTACAATCTAGGTGGGATTTCTCAGAGAGTTCTGGGACAGGTAAGTTTGGTAGGGAATACCAAGCATATAGACATAAACGTTTACACATACCAGACGAGACACTAGCTTTTGATAACTACACTGTTGTAGAGTCTAAGTCTAAACTAAGAGGTTCTGGTAAGGCATTACAACTAAGCTTCAAAGCAGAAGGCGATAAACACCTAAATATGTTGGGGTATGCCTTAGATGTAAAACATAGGAAGACTATATAATGAAAAGAGACATACATACATTTTTTGAATCACAAGATGTTTCAGCTAAGTACGAGATTGTAGATGGAGTATACATTGGACATCTTACAGTTGACAAGTGGAACAAGGGGATTAGAAATCTTGTGATTAACCTCTTGTTGGATTTTTGTGAGAATGTTAATGAAGTAATATATACACCTGTTAATAATGAAAAACACAGGAAATTCCTAGACTCTGTAGGGTTCTTAAAAAACTCTGGCAAGGCTTGCATACAGGGTGCTGAGAAAGATTTATATGAGTTTAGAGACTTAAGGGGAATGTCATGGGATTCGCAGTAATTGCAGCAGTCGTTTCTATAGGTACTGCTATATACTCTGTTGCAGAAGGTCAAAAAGCAGCAGACAGACAAAAGAAGGCTGCTAGGGCTGCTCAAAGGGAAAGAGAGAGTGCAGCACAGAAACAAGAGAGGTTAGAGTCAATACAGGCAAGGAGAGATAGACTACAAGCCATTAGGGAGTCTCGTATCAAAAGAGCCAGCTTAGTAGCTCAAGGTGAGGGTATGGGTGTTAGTGGTTCTTCTGGAGTAAGTGGTGGGATTAGCTCACTAGGCTCTCAACTAGGTTCTAACATCGCATTCTCAGAAACAACAGCAGCTTTCGGTCAGAGTATCGGACAAAATATGCTACAAGCATCACGTATCGAAACTCAGTCAGCTATAGATATGGCTCAATCCCAGGCTGACATTAATATGGTTAATACTATTGGAAGTATAGCAAGTAAAGGTCTTTCTAATGTTGCTTCTACGCTTAACCCAAACCCAGGTCTGGATGCTTTCAAGAACTCTTCTGGGGGGTACACCTCTTTTGCTAGTCAACTGCCTAGTACAAGCCAAACACCTGTAGATGGGTGGTTTAAGTAAAGGATAAATATGAAGACAGAAGAAATTAGTTATGATACAGAAAGGTTTGATAGACAAGCTCCAGCTTCTGTTTCTCATAAAGAGGCTAACCAGAAAGCTGCTCAAGCTAGTGCTATTACTGGAGACCTGTCTGGTGAGACATATACGCAAGTTTATAATGAACTGTCTTTGGATGGTAAAAGCCCAACGTTAGATTCTGCAGTGGAATTTACACAGAAAGTTGACTTACCAGAAGTTGCTTCATATATTCTTGCACAGAATGAGTCAGAAGAAGCCGCTGCCCTTATTAAGGCATATGCAGACTACAAACCTACTGTAGGAGAAGCTGTTAAAGATTCTACCGCAACTAACCAAAAATACATTGATTTGTTTTCACAACAAGCTAAAGTAGAGGAGTGGAAGACTAGAGCACTGAGGGTTTACCAAGATAGGTTATCTGGGCAAGAAGATTCTGAGACTGGTGTGGATTTCTTAAAATCTTGGATACCGTTCTTTGATGCTACTCAACTACAAGAGTTCTCTGGAAGTGCAGAAGGGTTAGGTTCTCTTTTCATGGGAGAGAAGAAAGACAGACTGAACGAAGAATTCAACAAACTTAATCCATATGAACAAGAGGCTTATATCCGTGATGTTATTAAGAAAGGCGAAGATGGTGGTTATTGGTTAGGTACTCCTCTTGGGCAATTAGATACAGTAGCTTCAACACTAAAAGGGCAAGACAGGTTAGATTATTGGCTATCTAATATAGGTTCTGTTGCAGACTTCTTAGCATTAACTATTGTACCAAAGGCCATAAAAGCTGTAGTTAAGTTTCCGGGTTCTGCTGATAACATGGTTGAGCATTCTTCAATTATATCTACAACTAAGCAGACAAACCCTGATTTGTCTAAAGAACTTGCCACATCTGCTATACAAGATGGTAATGTTGCAGAGAAACTGTCTGGTACAACCAAAGAGGGTGTTTATCAGACCACAGAGCTTCCTAGAGGGGACTTAGATTTCAAGTACGTGTCTGGTCTTAGTTCTTCCTTAAAAGAGCACGCTGAGGCTCTGAGGAGGTCTGCTGACGATATAATGAGAACGTCTGCAGATACAGGTGCAAGAACCTCTGTTGAACAACAATTTAAAGAAGTTAAGAAATTAAACAAGCAGGCTAATAAGATTTCTGTACCTTATGGGGATTCTGCTGTAAAGGTAGAACGTGTAGATGGTGAAGATTATATGTTCATGTCTATCCCTATTGCTAGAGGGGATGGGTCAGGTTTTAACAGTGCATCTGCAGCACTAGAGTCTGCTGTCTCTTCTGGTAGGAAGTTTGGGGTTATTGAAGATGAAGTAGAGATACTTAGAAGAGACCCACTAACGAACGATTATAACCTGTTGAGTAAAGAAGAGAAAGAACTAGCTATTGCTAACAACCTCCCTGGGGATTACGTAGCTAATATTAGGTCTTATCAGAGGTACTCCACAAAAGGTCAAGCTTTAAAGGATGCTGTGTCTAATAGACCTGTGTTGGATAAAATCTTAACAGTTGGTGGGAAAAACTATTCTGGTTTTGTTGTAGATGCAGCTAATCATTTTAATAAATTCATCAGTGGTGCTTTAGGTAGGGCTACAGATGTAACCTCTGGCACTTCTACTAAACTTTTAAGGTTGGTTGAAAAAGATTTCATTAACTTAGGAAATGACTCTAAGATTAAAGTTTGGGATGCTGTAAACAAAGGCAACCAGAAAGGTAAATATTTTACAGAACAAGAGTTAGTTAAAGATTTTGGAATGAATCAGAAAGAGGTTCAAGCCACATACTCTGTCTATCGCTTTTGGGATACACTTTGGCAGATGGACAACAGGACACTTGCGAGGAATTTGAATAGCAAAGGTTATCACATTATTTCTAAAGATGATACAGTCCTCTTTGGTAAACCTGAGAAAATCAAGGATGGTAAAGTCAAATATGCCTACGACCTCTCCTCTGGTAAGATGGTTAAGGTTGGTGCAGATAATGAGTTTGTTTATAAACTTAAAAAACCTTTGAAGGTAGATGGTCAAGTTTACAAAAGGGTTGTTGGTGATTTATCTACACATTCACGACTGGTTAGAGAAACAGACCAAGTCTTGGCTAGGAGGCAGGGTTATGTTAAACGTATATATGATAATGATTATATTGTCGATAGGGTTATACGTGGTTCAGATGGTTCTATTAAGAGCAGGGAATCTGTAGCTGCAGGTAACTCTGTTAGGTCTGCTGAGACTTGGATTTCTAACCAAAAAGATGGTGCTGAATACCAATGGAGGAGAGCCAAGGAGCTTACCTCTGAAGGCAGATTTGGAGGAGGCTATGAAAGGTCTCGTTCTGTAGAGAAGTTTCGAGGAGAAGGTTTACAAGGGATAGAAAGAACAGAACCTGACTTAGCTGATATTGAAAACCCAATTGATTCTATGGTTCAAGCTGCAATAACAACAGCAAACGGTGCAGTGCTATACGATACTTTGAAGACTATTAAGGGAACTTTCCTTAGACAATATGGTTTACAAAAATTCCCTGTTGCGGAGAATGCTCCAGAACTAACAAACTTAACAAAAAATGGTAAAGATGTTTCTGGAGAAGCTAAGGCTTTTTATAACTATATTTCTAATATGGAAAACAGAGCTAACTCTGGGATAGTTCAAGAAGTATATAGGGATATTTTATTCAATGCTGCTGAGTTACTAGAAGGCTCTTCTAAAATGGTTAAGTTGTCTGGGATGACTGCAGACCAATTTAGGAAACTAGCCAAGGTAGACCCAGTGCAGGCTATGAAAACATTACCACATATGCTGTTCATTGCATCTGCTCCTATTAGGCAGTTAGTATTACAACATTCACAGTTGATACAATTGTCTGTGTTAACGAAGAGATATGCTAATCCTCTAAACCTTGTTAAGGATATCCATGCAATCAGGTCTCTAGTGGCTGCTGCTGACGATACCAAGGCTTTTGATAAAACTATTAAAGCCTTAGCTAAAAGTACAAAAAGAAGTGAAGCAGAGGTAAGGTCTTTGTATAAATCTTGGAAGGATTCTGGACTTGCTGAGTCCATAGATTCCCACCAGTTTATTGAGGCAAACCTAAGCCTTGTCGGTAAAGAAGCATACAACACTGCAGGTCAGGCTTGGTCAAATAGGGCTAAAAGAACCTTCACTGCTATACCAAAGTACGGACAAAAGTATGGTTTTGATGTTGGAGAGATGAATAACCTTATTGGCTCTTTCTTAGTTGCTGCTGAGAGAAAAAAAGGTAAGGTTGATTTAAACACAACAGCAGGTAGGTCGGAGATAGCTGATGATGCTAGGAAACTATCTTGGAACTTTAACAATGCAGGAAAGATGGATTATCAGTACGGTGCTTTATCATTACCTACGATGTATGCTCAAGTTCCTCATAAAGCTGTACTAAACATGATTGCTGGGTCTGGTACATTAACTAAGGAAGAAAGACTAAGAGTAGTAGCTATGAACTTTACTTTGTTTGGTTCAACAGCATTTGGTATAGACTCCTTGCTAGACAGTTTTGACGATAGTTTAGATGACACAACAAGGTCGTTACTGCAGGATGGTCTTACTAACATAGCTCTGAATAGTTTGTTTGACACTCTGTCTGGGGAAGAGGGGTCTTCCGTTGATTACACAGGAATGTTTAGCCCTACTTCTGGTTATTTAGAATACTTAGTAAAACCTGTTGAAATGGTTATGTCTGGTCAACTTAGTTCTGGTGGAGCATTTTTCGCTGCACTAGGCAAAGCTGGTGACGTTATGAAAACATCAGTCGAGATACTAAGCACACCTACTATTGAAGCAGCAGGGTGGGATGACTTGGAGAAAGGTCAGGCATTATTAAGAAATATCTTGACTGTATACTCTGGTGTTAATCACCTAGAGACTGCTATCTATCAATACAAACTAGGTACTTTAACTTCACTAAATGGTACTACTGCAGGACAAGCAACCTCTTCTGAGATTATTGCTAAACTGTTTGGTGGTAGAACTATAGAGGAGAGCACTATCTGGGACTTAATGAAAGATGAACGTAAACTGAGGAGTGACATGGAGGCTCTTGTCAAAGAGAAAGCTGCCATAGCTTTTAAAGGTTCTGCTAGAATGGCAGCGTTCTCAACTCAAGAAGAAGTACCATATGATGTACACTTACAGGTTGCCTCTCTTGCAGACTTCAAAGCGTCTCTACCACAGGAGCTACAACCTATGGCGGATAAATACATCAGAAGAGAGATGAACAAAAGGCTTGGTGATAATACAAGTATTGTTGGTAATGTTGTTAGTAGCCTAGTAAAGTACAGAAACACTGGAGGAGACCCTCTGGATTTATCTGGTATTGAGTCTAAACTTAGAGATATTAACAACGCACAGCCAAGAAGTGAAGTACAATCGAGAATGGTTCAGGATTACTTTGAAATGGCTAAGACAATTTCGGGAGAACAATAATGGCTGGATTTCAGCAATTTCAAGAAAGTGGGGCTACTGACAGAAGTGGCTCTGCTGGGCAAGCTAATAGAATGAGAGCAAATGCAGAGTCACAAGCTGGCTCTATGGTTGCATCTTCTATTGGTATCAGAGGAGATGTTGTAGCTAACACTCTAGAAAAGGCTTTTAGTATAGTACAAACTGGGGCTACTCAGCATGCTAAACAAGAGTATATGAGTGGAGAGACTCAGTTAGATGTTGAAGGGGTTTCTCCAGAGGATATTAAGAACTACTCTCGAATCGAGGCTGCTCACAGGAGTGGTAAGATAACTGCAGACCAAGCTAACCTTGCTAAAAGGAAACTTGGGGTTAAGGTTCTAAAACGTCATCCGCTAGCTGACCCAAAGGACTTATCAGCCTCTTTATTCAATCAAGCTGATTTTAAAAGAAATGCTGCTGACAGACAAATAGAACGTGACATTGAGTTCAGAGACAAATTGTTACAGAAGTCTGGTTTTTATAGACCAGACTACACCCCAGAAGAGAGGGCTATTGCAGAAGAAGCTGCGATTAGGGTGCACAACCAAATCAATAGGAATAAGAAAGTATCTGAAGTAAAAGGTGCTCAGGCAAAAGCTGCTGTAGATGCAGTAAGAGCAAACTTCGTTACTGGTACTGGTGCTTCTGATTTCTACTCTGGTGTTGAAGCCACTGTTCTCGCTTTAAAGAAAGCTTTAGTTGTAATAAACAACTCTGGGGGTTCTGTAACTGAAAAGAAACAGTTGATAGAGCAAGAGGTTGCAAAACAGAGACTTTCTTTTCAAAAAAGAAACGCATCGTTTAATTTCTTTCCAGAAGGTAGTGCTGCTGTTACTGCTGGTCTAGCTTCTATCTCTAAGGTTGCTGATATGTACTCAGACGACATCTTAACAGGAAAGTTAGATGCTGAGAAACTATACCAAGCTAACAGAGGACTAGAGTCTAAACTTACCTACGAGTTTAATAAGACATATGGAACTTCTTCTAAAATTCTTAAGTTAAGTTCTACAATAGCACAAGCTATTAGCACAAACCCAGGTGCATTCCCAGAACTGTCTAAGGCTTTAACTTCTTTAACGAAACAAGGTGCTGCTAAGATTGGGAATCCGAACCTATCTTACCAACAAACACCTCAAATACCCCTAGAGGGTGGTGAAGCTGTATCTGCTTTGTTCGCTGTACCATTGCCAGATAAGGTGAAAAACCCAGAAGAGTATACAGTAAATGCTAATACAAGGGCTACTGTCTTAAAGTCTATTGTTAAAGATGTAGAGAGTGGTGGAACTTCCTCAGATATTGCTGAAAAAGCATATACAAATATCTTTTCTTCAATGAAATCTAAACAAGATTTTATGAATCTCCCAGAAGGGACTGCAGAAGCATATAAAGACTTTTACTTCACTGCTGCTGCTAATGACTATATCCCTAACCTAATGAAGAGACTACAAACTTATGCTATAAGGAAAGGCTTCTCTGTAGAAGATATCGGGAAGTATGTTAATCTTACAGTAAATCAAGGTAAGCTTTTGTTTGTTCCTAAAGAGGACTCTGAAAGAGCTGTCTCCCTATCAGAAACACTGAACAGGTCAAATGAGACAATGAAGATGAGCAAGTATACACTATCTGCGTCTACAATCTTTGGTGAAGCCCCTGTTATATCTCTCCTTAATGAGAAGGCTGCACCTTCCTTGTATGGGGTAGAGCCTGGTTTCTCAGAAAAGGTTGGTAATATTTTAGGGTCTGCTGCCAGAATTGGTGTTGCTACTGGTATGGCTGTATACACAGAGCCTCAAGCTTTGATGCGTAAAGGTATTGTAGATGCTTCTAAGTTCTTAATAGATTTAGGTACAACAAAAGATAACCGTTTATCTAACCTTGCTAAAAACCTAGACAGTACAGAGGAAGAGGTAATTAAAGCCTTCTCTGACTTTGCTGATAGTTTTGGTGAAAGTTTCAACGGAGGGAAATAATGGCTAAGAGGGGTGAGACTAAAAGCACAGCCAAGAAGAGGTCTGTGCAACAACGTAAATACAACTCTAGCCCAGAACAAAAGAAAAAGAGGGCTATGAGGAATAAAGCACGTAGACAAGCAGAAGCTAAAGGTATGGTTAAAAAAGGTGATGGGAAGGATATTGACCACAAGAAACCCTTGAGGAGTGGTGGTTCAAACTCTCCTAGTAATCGTAGAGTAAGGTCTAGTTCTGCTAACCGTTCAGATAATGGTGGTACAGGCGGAAGACCAAAAGGAAGTAAGAGTAAATCAACTAGGAGTAAAAAGTAATGGCTGGAAGAAACGGAATGAGAAGCAAACCACCTGGAATTAAATCAATGTCTAGGGCACAGAAAACTAAAATTGCAAGTAAATCTGGAAAAGGCTCTTTGTCAGCTAAGGACAAGAAGACCTTAAGGAATGCTAACATCAGGGAGAGTGTCCCTACTAAGGTTGGTGGAGTTAAACCTAAGAGTGTCCCTACTAAGGTTGGTGGAGTTAAACCTAAGAGTGTCCCTGCAAAGTCTTATGTAGGTTCTGGTGGAGCTAAACCCCCTGTTGTATCTAAAGGTGGTGCTCTTGCTAAAGGTGGCAGTAAGCTACCTGTAAAGACACAGACTAGGCGTGGTGTTAAGAACATGGGTAATGCTCATGTTGTCCCTAAGAAAGGTATCTCTGGTACTTTTGCAAAGGGTGTAAGTAAAGCTAGTAGAGTGTCTGGTGTTGGTGCTGTTGTTGCTGGGGTTACTGCATTAGCTGTAGGAGCTGCATCAGATAAGAATATTTATGGTGACAGACTAACTAAGACCAAGACAACACAGATGCCACTTCCTAAAAGTAAGCCAGGCCTTTCAGCCAAAGCTAATGCTAAGATGGAGTCTGCCACAAAACCTAAGAAAAAGGCCAAGAAGACAGCTCCGACAACCACACCAAAGGTATCCTTACCGCAGAAAAGTGTGGCAACTAGCGGATATGAACCGCAGAAAAGTGCAGCTACCTCTAGGACAAAGACTAGGTTGGAGTCTGGGTATAAGAACCCTACTAAAGCCCCTGCAGGGACTCCTGTGCCTACAAAATCTAATGGGAAACCTTTCAGTAAGAATACACAAAAGAGCTTAACCTGGTTACAGAATGGAGACTGGTAATGTCCATAGTAGATAATAAAAAGAAAGCCTTGCTGGATTATCTCGGAGAGCAGGGCGGAAACGTAGAAGACCTTGAGTACAAATACCTGACAGAGTATTTAGGTACTACGGGTAATATAGAAGACCTGCGAATATCTTTCTACAAAGATGTAACAGGAAGCTCTAGCGGGAACATTGCAGACTTATATAAAGATTTTATAGAGTCTGTTGGATACTCTTCTGAGTATGATTACTTTTCAGCAATATCTAAAGGTGAGGCTTCACTTCCATCTTTATTCTACGCTCTATTCGGAAGCAAAACCACCACGCTTGCAGATGGTACACGTCAGTTAGTGAATGAGGGTAAAATTGGTAAGGATAGGATTAAATACCTTATCAACGATGATTTTTCAGGTGGTGTAA